TCTACTGTAGGATCACTAGCTTTCGCACCTAAATAAGTATCATCAAAATTATCAGCTGCGGCTTCGGCAGCGGCTTGTGCGGTCTGTGCAGCAGTTTTAGCTGTGTCAGCAGCGGTAGCACTTGTTGCGGCATTAGTCGCTGAAGTAGCTGCCTCACTAGCTTTCGTTGTAGCAGTTGTTGCACTAGATGCAGCATTGGTAGCTGATGTTGAAGCCTCTGATGCTTTTGTAGTAGCTGTCGTTGCAGAACTTGCAGCAGCAGTTGCTGAAGAAGCAGCATTGGTTGCAGATGTACTTGCTTCACTTGCTTTAGTGGTCGCTGTTGTAGCTGAACTCGCAGCACTCGTTGCGGATGATGCAGCATTTGTTTCTGAAGTCGAAGCATTAGATGCTGACGTTGATGCTTCACTTGCTTTTGTAGTTGCGGTTGTTGCAGATGTGGCTGCTGAAGTTGCAGAGTTTGCTGCGTTAGTTGCTGATGATGCGGCTGCTGTAGCACTTGAAGCTGCAGCAGTAGCTGAACTAGCTGCGGCTGTTGCACTGGTTGCTGCTGAAACAGCATCTATTAATAATTCAAAATGATCTGTGTCTGTTAGACTATCTCCAACAACTGAATCTGCTACACAAATGTAAACATTGTTAAGTTGAGCAGTAGTTGTTGATTTAATTATATCTCTAACACTATAAGCCTCTGTAGTTACAGTAGCGTCTGTGCCTTGGTAAGTTCCTAATTCTTGTGTTACTGAAATTTCACCAGAACTATCAAATGCTAAAATTTTATTTGCTCTATCTGTTGCACCTACAGTAAACTCTGTAGATGTCATTGTATTTGTTCTTGAAAGTTTGATTGATCTATCTGTTGCTTCAGATATTTGTTGTGCAATCATAGTAGTACGATCCAAACCCTCTTCATTAGTCTCCGCAGGGAATGGATCATTAGCGATATAATCAATCGCCTGAGTTTGCGGGACATTCCTTCTAATAACAACTGTCTCACCCGAAGCTGGTATGTTGCCAGATGTAAAGGTAATCGAACCTCCACTAGCATCACCTGCACCTGCTACTGTATAATGAGTTGTTAAAGTTTTAGTTGTCTCAGTTCCTGCTGATGATCTGATAATTACTACTAAATCTGTGTCCGCAAAAATTTTGAAATTGTAGGCAAAGGTTGTAGTTGAACCATTACCATTATGTGATGATTTTATTATCGTTGTAGATACTGTCATAAATCCTCTATATACTATTCTCCTAATTCATCAACAATCATATTATTGACATTTTTTATAATCAAAGCATTTTGTAGTGCTATCAAAGAAAGAAATTGTTGTACATCTCTTTTTGATGCTTGATAGTCTGTAAATCCTAACTTAACACCAGTTCTTACTGTGTCTACTGTTGTATTTAATAGATTAACTGTAGGAATACCACTAATAAATTGTGATGCTAGTTCAGTATTTCTACCATAACTAAAAGGTGATTTTTCCATAAAAGGATACATAGCTGTATCTATTGCTCCCGGTATCAATGATGACCATGATGATCTCATAAATCCTACTTTTGCTAAATTTTCTACTGATAATTTTTTTTCTAAAAACTTTTTTCTATCATCTCTACCAAAAGAATTTAGATATTGTTGAACAGCGTAGAATTGAACAGCACCAGCCATAGATGCAATAAACGCTGCGTATGTATGATAATCTTTACCTCTTGTTTCTGCAAGAACATATAATCTATTCATTAATTGTTTTGTATATGAACCTAATGTAAATGTTCTAAACTGAGTAAGTATTCTAGTATAATCAGTTGTAAAAAATCTACTCAAAGCACCAACATCGTTTCTTTGAACTACTCTATCTATAAATCTTTGCATACCAACATTGTAATTAGCTCTTGCTTCTGGTGTCCAATCTTCTAATCCTATTGCTTGATATTTACCATCCTTGTAAACAGAATGTTTTTTTATTTGATCTGCTATTCTATTAAATTCATCTTCTCTCCAACCTAAAGTTTTAAATCTTACTTGATCTCCTTTAGAAAGTTTATTGTATATTTTTGTTGTTCCAAATTTTTTTACATAGTCATTTACTATATCTGATATTTTAAGAGCCATACCTCTTCCTAAAATAATTTGTGTATACATTGTCATAGGATTTAAGAACGATATATCAGCAACAAATCTTTTAGCTTTACCTGATAATAACTCAATGTTATCTAATCTGCTTCCTGTACCACCTAAAGGTATATCTAATTCATTATCAAATCTACCTGTTGGTGTGTGCATAAATTTATCAAGACCAACTGGTAATCCTTGTGATCTTAATTCTTCTAATATAGGATCATCAAATTCTATTTTTCCTGCTCTTATTTTATTTAATATATCAGAAAAAGCTGGATTAGATTTTAAAAATGTTTTTAATCCTAATTCAGAAATACCTGTATATAATTCTGCACCTTGAGCAAAACCAACTTGACCAAATAATCTAAGAAAGTTGTAATCTTGAACTAATCTTGCCATTCTTCTCATGAATCCATTTGGATCACCACCTTTTTCTAAAGGTGATTGTCTGCCAGTAATAGAAGCAACAACTACTTCTATATTCTCTATATCTCTATATGTTTTTTCCCATCCTAAATTTCTTCCTTCAGATTCAACCTGTTTCATAAAATCTCTAAACTCTTTATTATTTTTAAAATTAAAAAATCTAGCCATTGCTGCTGAACCTAATACTTGTTGATTATACATTTTTAATAATCTTGTTAGGTTTCTATCTGTTAAATCTTTTACAGATAAAGATTGAATCTCATTTGTTTTTAAATTTTTAACATCTATTCTTGCATTAAGATCAAAAGGCAATCTTCTATTTGCATTTCTATCTAAAGTATTACCAGAACCTTTTTCTATTTTAGCAATAATTTTATCTATTTGATCTGTTTTTAATCCAATATCTTCAAGAAATTCTCTAATAACTACAATGTTTGATCCTTGAAATACTCTTGCTATATCTGCTTCTTGTCCAAAAACTCTTGGCGTTGATATTTTTTTAATCATCTTGTCAATCATTTCATTAAAAAGATCATCACCTAAATCCGCTTTCATTGCTCTTAAAGCATTTGCATAAACTTCTTTTACTTGTTTTGGTCCATAAGCATCTAATGCTTGAATTAATTTTTCTGATGAATGTACATGAGGAATATAATTTTTTTGTCTATAACCTGCTATTTCTTGCCAACCTTCTCTTCCTGTTTGTCCAACAATATCTAAAGTATCATCAAATGCTTTTGTAGCATATCCTGCAAGTTTTCTCATTTCTTCTGTAACTTGATTTGAAAATCTATACATATCTGGATATTCTTTTAAGTCTGACATTATTGATTCAAATTTTTCTTCTATGTCATGTGTATTTTTAAATGAAACATCTTTGTTTAATTTTTTAAAAGATCGTAAAGCTATCTCTCTATAATTATTGTAAGCGTTCATAGTTTCTATTCTTGTTCTTTGAACCCACTCAACTGCAGTATCTCCTCTTGGATTACCTACAACAGGATCAGATACAGCAACTTCTCTAAATCTTTTTACTATTGGAATTTTTGATCTATTCAAATCTCCAGCAAGATCATATCTAAAAAATGTATTTTTAAAAAACTCTTCCCAATATGTTCCAACTTCGGGAGCATTTCTTGGGTCTTCAATAATCTTTGCGTTCATAACATTTGTTTCTTTTGATAATTTCATTCTTTGATTTTTTATGTAATTAGGATTTAATTCAAAATTATTTTCGGCAGCAAACTTTTGTACATCTTCAAGCTCTAAATTTTTTTGCATTTTCTTAGCTGCATAATCTGTTTTTTGATATGACTTAACAATATCATTTGGAACTTTATTTTTTTTAACATTAACTCTGCCAAACCAACCAGCAGGAGAACCTAAAGTAAATCCAGCTAACATTGCATACTTAATATCATTTGGATTTTTAAGAGGATCAAGTGCAACTAAACCTGCTTCTATAGCAGCGTTTTCTGCACCAACGATTGCACCAAACTTTAATGCTCTTTTTAATCTCATAATTTTTGTTGGCACTGTTGCATACGCACCAAAACCACCTAAAGGTATTGTTGCTATTGATAATCCTATTGCAGCAGGATCAAGCACAGCAGCAATCATTCTTGCACCAAAACCTGCAAAACCTAACTTAGCTATTTCTTTTTCTACTTCTACTCTTTCATCTACTTGACTTTTAATATTATAAAAATGAGATTCACTTCTTGCTTCAAAGAAAGCATTTTTCATATAATCAGGATATGTTTCTATAATATTAAACATCTCCTCTGTTGGAACAAAATCAAAATCTATATCTGGTCCTTGTGGTTGATTTAATTTATTTATTCCTGATACAAATAAATTATCTATCTCAAATGCTTTTTTAACAGCTTGAGGAAATGTATATTTACTTTCTAAATCACCTTGTTGTTTTCTTATAAAGTAGTCTACATCTGTAGGAATAGTTCTAGCAGGATTAGTTAAACCAAGTTTATCTACAGTAAACTCTATTTTATCAGAGCCTTCTTTTAATGGATCAGCATTTATATTTAAAGATTCTTTTGACATTACATATCGTATATTCCTAAACCAAAATTCTCAGCTTCTAGTTTCATTTGTTTTCTTTTATTAAACTCAATTAAAAATTGATCGTATTGATTTGATTTGAATGGTTTATAAATAAATTCTTCTATTTGTGCTTGAGTAAATCTTCCAACAGAATAAGGTTCTTCATCAAAATCTTCTGATTGTAAGTATAATGGTTCACCAGTTTGTTTATTTATTAAAGTAAAACCTTGAATATTATATTTACTATAATCATAGTATTGAGGAATAATATCTTCTAATTCATTTTTTTCTTTATTAATTTTACCTTCATCATATAAAGTTTTAATAAATGATTTAATAGATTCATCATGATACTCTGGTATTCTAGGATCAATTCTTACTACCTGACCAAAACTATCTATACGAAAGTTTTTCTCTAAAAATTTTTCTGCTGCTTCTAATGCAGTATCTTCAGAACCTCCAGCTTTATAATACATATTAGCAGTATATTTTAAAATATTTTCAACAACTTGAATATTATTTACATCTGGAGAACCAAAATCTAATAATGATCTACCTTGAAAATCTAATTCATTTATTCTTGAATCAATTTTTTTATCATCAATATTTCTTTCTTTGAAATCACCAGCTCTTGTTCTTATTTGTCTATTCAATGCTGCTTCGAATGTTTCACCTAATGTATTAATTGAATAATCTAATGCCTCATAACTTTCTATATCTGATTGAGATATGTTATAAGTTTTCATTAATACTTCATCTGCGTTTTGTACTTTAAATAATTTATATAATTGAAATCCTTGTAATACTTTTGATTGATCTCCAGTATCTGTCATATTAGCTGCTCCTGCTACTAATGATTCTTTATAACTTGGCACAGCAACATTATTACTTATACCTAATTCAATTATATCTGCTGGAGAATATTTTGGTGAACCATCTTGATTAGTTTCAAAAATAAATTCATTAATTACTGAAGCACCTATTTTTTTAGTAATCTTATTACCATCAACATTTTCTAACTCAGCTCCTACTGCTTCAGAAAGAGATTTATTTAATATTAAAGTTTTTATATTAGCTTGTGCTAAATCTTCTTTAAATCCTTCTTCAACTTTTGCTAATAAATCTTTTCTTTGTTCAACATCTAAAAAAGGAGAATCTTTTGTATTTTTTAAAATAGCATTTGCTGCAGCATATTGTTTATTTTCTATTAATTTATTTACATCTGATATTAAATAACTTTGTTTTACCTTATCTACATTTTCTTGCGTTTGAATTTTTGATAATCCTATTTGATTTGCATAATCTATTTCTTCATTAATTGCTTGATCTAATATTGTTGTTTTAGTTTCAACATCTGTTGCAACAAGATACTCATTAGAAAGAATATTCTGTGTATTATTATGTGTAATTTCTAAATCTTTTTCTAGTGCATTTCTTGAATTAGTTTTAACATTTGTAATTCTTTTTGGTAAATTAATATCAACTGTATTTTGTAATAAACTTTTTATTCTAGCGTTATCTGTAGTCCCTAATTTAGTATTTAATATTGTATTAAATTTTTCATTAAAGATTGATAATGCTTCTTCTTCATTTGAGTTGTTTTCTAAATCTGCAACAATAGTATCTGCTTCAGTAAATACTTCTAATGCTTTTTTCTTTGCTTCTGTTTTTTCTCTTATGTCTCTTTGTTTTAAATAGTATTTTGTTGTTTGAGCAATAGCAGGTTCTAAAGCTGTAAGAGTAGAATCTTTCATACTAGCTTGTAAATTAGTTTGAATAGCAGATGATCTATTAGTCATTTCTGCTGTAGCTGTAAATGTAGGAATCTTAGGCATTTGTATTTCCTCCATAAGGATTACCAAAGTTAGTTAATAAACTTGAACCAGCACTTGCAATATATCCTAATGCTTGCATCCTTGCTCTGTTTCTTGCCATAGTGCCTTGTATTCTAGCAAAGTTTGCTTCTTCAAGTTTTCTGCTTTCCTCAACTTTTGCATTATACTCCATAACATCTTTTTGAATCTCTGCTTGTTCAGCATTACTTCTTAAAATTTTTAAAGCAGTACCAGAAAGTTCTGCACCCGATTTTAATATTCTTGTTTTTGTTGAACCTTGTAATTGTAAAAATTGATCGTCAAATCTTGCAATATCAAAATTTAATTTTTGTTTTATTCTTTCAGCTTCTTGTTCAGCAACAACAGCATTTCTATTGAATACTCTTTGATTAAATTTTCCTATTTCTGTAGCGTTCTTTGCTTGAATTAAAGATACTGCTGGTCCTATAAATGGTATAGCTCCTGACATTAGAATATCCTCGCATATCTGTATTGGTCTGTTCCATCAAAACCAAACTTTCTCATTAAACCTTCGTTCTCCAAACCTAGCCACTCTGCAAATCTTTGACCTTGTTCAAAATCTTTTCTGATTGCAGTTTGAACTCTGACAATATTATTTTCTTTAGCAACCCTTGCAAAATCTTTTCTAATCGCTTTTGCAACACTTAATGGATAATCCCAAACATCTTGAGTTGCTATGACCCAACCTTCTGCTACTTGACCCCATACCATTTTCATTCCTGCAGCAAAAATAGGTTTCTTACCAACTAAACCAGTAAATGCTAAATGATCTTGTTCTAGTGTTTTAGAGTTACCCTCTATATTAATATAATGTTTATCTGCTTCTAGTACCTTATGGTTCATCTGACAGGATAATATAAACTGTCCATGTTCTGCAGTATAAGGCACAATATGTAGTATGTTATCCATCATTTGTTACTAGCCTTGGGTATACCGATAAAACAGTTAAAGGTAAAGGTTGAGTTTGCCTTATCACTATAAAACCATCTGTATCGTAGTTTCCTCTAAATTCAACTTCTTTATCACCTGTAAATGGTGCAATACCTTCGTTCATCGGATTAGCAGATGATCTGAATGGTATTCTTTCCATGTGGTTTAAGTCTGGTCCTACCTCTACACCAACAGTTTCAAATAGTCTTAGAGTTATTTCATATATTCTTTTAGTCTTACCTTGTGATGTTCCATTCTGTGAACCAGCATCTATTCTCATTGTTTGAAGTAAAGAAGTATAAGCTAAACCTACTTTAACTTTTTTAGCTGCTCTATCTAAATTAATCGCACCCGAACTAACAGTTTTTGTAGGGTGTGTTGCACCATCTGCCAATATCGAAACTGTTTGTCCTTCAAGGTGTGAAAGACCTGATAATGTTTCAACTACTTGATCTACTGTATCACCTGATGTATGTGCTGCTGCAGTAGTTAAGTTTTCACCTCTTGTACATCCTGTAAGATCATTTGATGATTTACCTGTATACTTAATAATTTCTTTGTTTATTTTTATTTTACCCGCACTGTTAAAAGAACTTGCATCAGTTAAAGTAATTGTAGTTGCTGAGTTTGAAATATCTCCATTCAGTGTTGTTGAAACACCATCATAGTTTAATTGACTATCTAAATAATTAAATGAAGTATTATCTGTTTCTGTAAAATCAAAAGTATTTAAAACTTCTACATATCTTTTTGTTGCACCATTAATCGTTCTTTTGATAATTACATAAACCTCATACTCGTCTAAATCTGTAGGAATAACTGCAACACTTTCACAAACTGCATTACCAGTTCCAAAAGAACCACCGAAAATGTGTCTATGCCAAGCAACTACTTGTTGATCTCTTTGATATGTAACTGCCACTAATTCGCCATCTTCTCTTACAGCATAAATAATAGATAAAGGTTCTTCTTGATATGCCATTTGTGTAATACCACCTTGTGTAATGTGTTCGGCAAGGATTGTAAGATCAGGTGCTACATAACCATCAACATCAAAGTTGTAAGCTAGTTCTCTAATTTTTCTTTTAGCTCTTTGTAAAAATAATGTTGCGTTAGCTACTGGTACAGCATCTACATTTGCTCCACCATAGTTTGATTGTTTCTTAATAATAATATTTGTTGGTGTGATCGCATCGTTATCTCCACCTCCATAAACTGCAAACTCACCTCCTGCAGTTCCAATAATTAAAGTTCTAGTTGGTGAAAGAAATCTTATGGCATTAACTTGGTTCGATGCAATCGTATAAACAATAGCATCATCATCCGCCACAGTTCCGCCAATATTCGCATCCATGTTTTCATAATCACCTGACTTTGAAAAATAAATTGTTTGCGGATTATTCAGTGTCGCTGCGAAAACTAATCTTTGTTCAAAGAAGGTTACGCAAGATGGATGACCTGTGGTATCTGAAAACGCACCTAACGACCAATCAGTAGAAGCACTAGATGATCCTGTATCTTTTAATATTTCTACAGTAACTATTGTTGCATCTGTAAATCCTGTTACCTTTGCGTAGCCATCTCTAAATCTAATTAATCTTCCAACATCTGTTGAAACAAATGTACTAGCACTAGCAGTAAAAGTTCTACCAGTTCCTACTGTATGTGCTGAAGCTGTGATTGTTGTAGTTGATGTATTAGTATCTAAATATGGACCATTAGTAAAATCAACTGTAGTTAATGTCCAAGCTGTATGACCTGTTCTTGATAGCTTTCTTGTTGCATGACTAGGATGCGTTATGTACATCACATCGGCAGATTGTGCGAACTTAATATCAAATAGTTCTGCGGTTAAGTATGGTGTAGATATTTCAAAAGCTGAACCACCTGATAATACTTGACCTTTATCTTTGTATACTCTCATATACTGATTACCAAACTCAAGAATGTAAGTTTGTGTTGTAGAAAATTCAAAAGGTATTAATCTTGTTTTTGCAGAAGATGTTTTTACTTCTGCTATGAATTGAGTACCCGGTCTACGAGCTGCAGCACCATGCGGATAGATAACTATATTCTCAAGTGTCTTACATCCTGCAGGATATTTAGATAAATCATTTCTACCATCTAGTCTTGGCGATAGCTCACCAGCTGTGAAGTTTGTAAGTTGTGCAGCTACTCTAGCCATGTATTAGAACCTTGCGTTTATAAATGTACCAGCATCTATAACATCTGTCATTCCATCTTCTTGAGTAGTATTGTATCCTTCTGTTGAATCTACAAATCTAGCATCTCTTAGTTTCTCTTGATAGAGAGCTAGCATGTTTTGTTGTGTGGTATTGTTAGATGTAATAGCGTATGCTATATCTGCGGCTAATGCTGCTGATAATGTTTCTCTTAAATTTTCATCATATTGATTTGGGTCTGTAACTCTTGAGATATATAATATCTTCATAGAAGAGTTGTTAGATAGAATTGATCTACCTTCTACTTTATGATCTGAGTCATAATCTAATATTCTAAGTAATCTTAAACAATCACCGGGTAGATCATATTTAAAACTATAACCCCAAGCAGGAGTGTCTGTTGATGATGATAATTCTAATCTTTTTTGTAAACAGTTCCAAGGATGTGATCTAAATACACTATCTCTTATTTGAGTGTATCTAGCATTACATAGTCTGCCATTTTTTGAATCTTCTGTTAAGGAAACAATAGTTGTAGCACCTAACTGATTTAATGCTCCATTACAAATATCTACTACTGATGCCATACTACTTCCTTATAATATACTTTCTTCTAATCTGTCTATCTTTTTCTAACGCAAAGATTTCTGCCTCAGTTCTTTCTAGCTTTGCATCAAAACCATAATGTACTTTACTTGTATTCTTGAATCTGTCTACCAGTACATAACGATAAACATAATCACCCTTTCTAAAATGTAATACTGTTTTTAAATCTTTAATTTGTTTCATTGCATCCTAGGGGAGTTCCACTCTCGCTTTCCTCCCCTAAAATTCTAGTTATTAGTCAATTACATATAACATTTGCAACTGAATAGTACCAGTACCATTAGCACCTGCTAATGTAACTGTAACTGGAACACCATCTTTGTCAGCATCTGTTACTGCATTTTTGTCTAATGCAATCGTGTCTAACACTGCAACACTTTGTGCAGAAGTTGAAGCTGCCGCAGCTTTGTATTGATCTACGTCTGCTGCCTCAGTTGTACCATCTGCTTTAGTGTGTGCTGCGTAACCTACAGAAATAGTAGTCGATGAACCTAACGCATCATACGCTACTGAGCCTGATAAAAGTCTCGCACCATTTGGTATGCTAAACATGTGTATAGTTGATTGTTCTGCACTCGCTTCGTACTCAGCAAAAGCTACTCTTACTCTTCCAGCAAGTTCGTTTGCTTTTACTTTTTGAGAAGGTGTAGAATCAATCTTAGCTTGTTGTATTGAATCAGCCATAATTATATCCTCCTTCTATTACGCTTCGTGTGCTTGTATTTCAACTACCTTTTCTTCTTCCATTCTTGTAGCACCAATGCTCATGCAGTAGTACACTTGAGTAGCATAAGATTTGTCAGCTCTTTCGTCAATTCGAGCTTGTACATCTTTACCAACTGCTAATGTAATACCATCTTGTGCAAATGCGATACATGATCTTTTAGAAGATGCAATAGATAGTCTGTTTGATACTATAAAGTTAAAACCTAAGAACGAGTTGATTTCACCATTTGCTAATGCTTTAACAGTGTTGAAATCTGAACTTGTTACTTCAGTTGTACCTAATAGATCAGTGATTTGTCTTGGGGATACCACGATAAATCTAGCGATTGATGGGTCTACACTTGCTAAGTCAAACTTTTCTTTTGCAGTTCTTAACTTCGCAATAGTTAAACCATCAGTACCACTTTCTGTAATCTTCTGTGCAGAAGGTAATACAGTTGAAGTTGATCCTGTTTCGCCAGTAAATGCAGTTCCTGTAGCGGCACTGATTACCACGTCATCCATAGCTCTACCCATTGCCATAGCAGCAGCTTGAGCATAAGATGAAGTTGGGTCTATTAAGAGTCTCACTTTATCTTGTTGATCTATTAAATCCGCAAATTCGTAATCCGCAAGAGATACTCTTCTTCTAGCATGCGGAGTGTCGATCTGTGGAGTGTCAGAATGTCTGCTAGTTTTTAAAACAGCAGTTACTTTCCCTACTTGGTCAAAGAAAGCATTTTTTCCAACAACAGATTCAAGACGAACTTTGTCTCTTAATAACGATCCCATTTGTTGAGATAGCATTTGAATGTTAGCAGAATACTGCTGTACAAATGCTGTAGTTACTTGTGATGACATATTAGTCTCCCATTGTTATCATTTATGTTAAACAATCAGAGAAGTTATCCGCCTACGCAGGCATCTCTTGGATTTTAAGTCTTTTAGACTAGAAGTCTATTCCTTCTTGCCAGTAAGGTTC